TGTCGCTCGGAGAAGGTTCACCCCCCGCCGCCGCCTCCTCGGCTTCCTTCCTTCGCGCTTCTTGCTGGCGCAGGAGCCAAGGCGTTAGCAGCTTGTACTTGAGGTTCTTGTAGGTCTCGGCCAGTCCGATGATCGAGACCCACTTGATCTGGATGCGCTTGAGTTCCAGGTCGACCGGGAAGCGCTCGGCCTTGCGGCCATCCTCGGCCTTCTTGCACAGCTCAGCGAGCCGGTCGGCCAGATTGGCGATGCGATCCGCCTCGTTCTGATCGGCGATGGGCGGCCCGTCGAGGCGCTTGGAGGCCTCCTCGGCCAGGGGCTCGATGGCGTCTCTCAGGCCTTCATAGCTCTCATCGTCCGGCGGGAGATTATCCCCCATGCCGACCAGCGCATGCTCGTCCGGCCACGGCTTGCCGTTCTGAGCCACATCGCGATAGGCCTGCTCGGTTACTGGGTGCTGGCCCACCCTCGTCCAGAGGTCCAGGGCGCGCTCGGGCGTCACATCCTCGTCGCCGATGCGACAGTGCAGCTGACCATTCTCGCCGGGCCAGTACGCGACCGGCCGGAATGTGCGCCTCGCGCCATAGTGTTCCTTGCGCGGCTCCCTATAGAAGCCCGCCTGGGGGTGGCTCGGGCTCATCTCGACCTGTTTGCCCTGCAGCCGGTCGTGCCAGTACTGCCATTCCCAGTCAGCCATGCGACCTCCGCACGATGTTGCGCCAGACCCGCTCCTTGCCCAGGGCGCGGCCGGCGGCCTCGATGGTCGCGTTCTGGGGGCGCTTGGTGTCGCCATGGAACCATGCCCGCATGCAAGCAGTGCTGGGCCCGCCGTCCTTGGCGATCTGTGACAGTTTCGTGTCGCCGGCCATCTGTTGTAACTGGAATATGACCGGGTCTTTGTCGCGGAATGTGTATGCGCCGTAGCCGTGTCCGTTCTTCTTTGCCATCACGCACCTCTAGCTACTTTGTAAGTGAATCCAGAGTTGCCCTTCTTCACCCTGCGCCGCGTGAGAAGCTTCGCCTTCAGCGCGTTGTCGAGCACATTGGAGTAGCTCTTGTCGCTGAGCCCGCAGCTGGCGCAGAACTCCCTGATCGTGCCGGGGGTCGGTGCCGTGATCTTGTGCTCGCGCAGATAATCCTTGAGCATCTCGGTGCGATTGCCGGAAGTCCTCGCGCGCACCACGCCGTTCTTGGTCTGGGCGTTGGCAACAGGCTGTGGCGCCTTCACTTCCAGGACATGCCCTGAGAGTGCCCAGAGCACGTAGGAGAGCTTCCTGTCGTCAACGAATATCTCTAAGCGGAACATCAGTGCAGCCTTTCATTGGGTTCGTTGGGAGTGATAGTGGGTGACCAGATACGGTCTGCCTCTGCTTGCATGCGTGCGTTGCCTTCTCTCACACACTCGTCGGTAATCTTCTCCAGTTCCTCGCGCATCTCCTTGCGCCACTTGTCGGTGATGACGGGAGAGATCAGCCACATGAAGGCGATGCCGGTATGCAGGCCGGAACCGAATATCCACACCAGCTGTGCGAAGCCTTCCTGGAACCATCCGATTGCGCCAAACGCGAACCCCATCACCACGCCATAGGCGAGGTTGAAGCCTCGGCTCGTCAGGAACTCAAGGGCGCGGTCTGGTTTCACGACTTCCAACCTTTGCAAGGGTCACCTTCACCTTCTTGGCGCGCTGTGTGTAGATCGCCTTGCGCACGCCCTTGGAGCCAGCACCCGGCCACCGCTTGCTCTTGTTGAGCAGCACCAGTCTCTCGGTCATCGCTTCACCACTGTTCCATCCATCTTGCGTCGGCGCGTCTTGTCGAAGCCGCGTGAGCGGAGCTTGCGAGATGTGCGGGCCGGGCGACGCGGTGCCTGCAAGGACGCCATAGGCAGACACTCCAAAGCCTCGCCCGGCCCTATCCGCAGCTTCGGCGTTCTCACTGCGGAATGCTTGATGCGGATACGCCGCCCTTTCGCGATTACCGTGGCATCCTGGCGCGTCTTCTCCCGATGGGCCTTGATCAGTAGCGGTGTCAAGTTCCAGAATGCATCACGGTCTACATGTCTTGATTCGTAGAGCATGTTGTGATCCCACTGGAACAGTGAGAGCAGCTGATCCTCGGTCATCAACTTGGCATCGCTGTAGAGGTGGGGATAAGCGTGCAGCAGGGCTGCTGCGAGCTTCGTCTTCAATGTGATGTGCTTGCGTCCGGCCACACCCTGATATACATTGGTAGCCATGAAAGTCAATGACGACGCCCCGACTATCCAGGTGTCTTTCCGGCTGAATGCGGAACTCGTTGCACGCATGCGCGAGGTCGCGAACGCTAAGGATTGGCCGCCGCCCCCCAGCCAGACCGAGATCGTCTCGCGCGGTATCGAGATGGTGCTGGCCAAGCTCAAGCCCAAGCGGGGCAAGGCGCGTGCTGCAGCATGAGAATCCACATCGTGATGCGCAACGGCGCGCCGGTCGAAGCCTGGACCGACAAACTCTGGGCGATGCGCCGATCAGCGGAGATCGGCGGCCCAGGTGAGGGCCACGCCATCGGCCTCGTGACGCTGGAGCTTCGCAGTGACAACACCCCCGAGAGCGCTGCCGACAACGCTACAGCGGACGCGGACAGGGAATCCAGGAAGAGCCCCGCTCAGCGAGCGCGGTGAGGACCTCTACGAGACCCCCAAGGAAGCCACCTGGGCCCTCCTGAAGGCCGAGCGATTACCGGAACACATCTGGGAACCCGCTGCGGGCCGGGGGGCCATCGTGGATGTGCTCCGCGAAGCCGGCCACACTGTCTACGCTACCGATCTCATCGATTACGGTATCCCCAACCAGCAGAGCGCCGTGGACTTCCTCATGGAGTACCGCGCGCCGATGTTCTGTGACTGCATTGTGACGAACCCACCGTTCAAGCTGGTCGACCCGTTCGTGCGCACGGCCATCGAGCTGGTGCCCAAGGTCTGCATGCTCCTTCGGCTGATGTACCTGGAGGGCGCTGGCCGGGACGACGTGCTCGACCGCCTCACCAGGGTCCACGTCTTCAAGAATCGGCTCCCCCGGATGCACCGGGACGGCTGGGAAGGTCCCAGGGCCACCAGCACGATGTGCTTTGCGTGGTTCGTCTGGGAGCGCGAGCACGATGGGCCGGTCGCGCTGCATCGCATCACCTGGGAGAAGCTCAATGCTGACATTCGAGCAGGAGCTGGGACGGCGGCGTGAGTGTCACCACTATGCCTCGACGCGCCTCTGGAGCCCATACAGCGAGCGGGTCGGCCAGATCGGAAACTGGGCACTCCCTCTATTCTTCGGGGCTCCGCCGGATCAGCAGTGGAAGCCGGGCGGCGACGGTGGTCGGGACGTGGGGCTCCTGTTCAAGTTCTGGGCCTGGAGAGACCAGTCCTGGTACGAGGCCGACGGCAAGGCCGCGCGCTTCCCGAAGTGGTTGCCGGTCAACATCAAGAAGTGCCGGGTCGACCACATCTACGCGCTGGTCGGGCCGACGTGGCCGCTGGGCGACACCTACGAGCCCAAAGGATGGGAGTGGGGCGGCGCCATGGCGCAGCAGCCGATTACGGAGAAGTGGTGCGGGAACGATGCAGACGTCTACCTCAAGGAGCGACCACTGCTGCAGCGCATGAGCCGGCTGCGCGAGGCCTATCGTGGCATGTGGCGGCACTACGATGTGGACGGCAATCCGATGGAGCCCAGGAAGGCTCTGACCGACGAAGAGCTACGGCCCTGGTATGAAGAGCTGGCGAAGGGGATCGCCGAGCTGCAACGGATGGAGGACGAACATGAGCGAATGGCAGCAGTACCGCAAAGTGGCGATTACCGAGATGCGCCCCTACCTGGAGGGTGAGGACCTGTCCAAGGTCAGCGTGGAGCCGGGATACACGCCCAAGAAGGGCGACCTGATCGCGCGCAATCCGGCCAATCCAGCCGACCAGTGGCTGGTCAGCGTTGTGTTTGCAGCCGAGAACTACGTACCAGTGGAGGCAACCGATGCCTAGCGAGCTACTCGATTCCGACAAGCTGATTGCATGGCTGCGCACGCAGCCGCCCGACGAGGAGTATGTCTGGCAGGACCCAGTTTACTGCCTCATGGGGCGCTATCTCGCTTCCGAGGGCTCGCATTGGGGCGAGTTCTCCTACAGCGCGGCGATGCCCCACTATCACGAGATCGCCGAGACCAAGCCCTGGACATTCGGCGCTGCGCTCCAGCGGGCCGAGGCGCTCAAGGCGCTGCCGCAGCCTCCGCTGCAGATCGAGGACCGCCATGCGGAAAGACTTCACGATCCACAAGGACACGAGGGTTGAGCCGACCAGCTGCACTGCTTGTGGACTGGTGCACAACGCTGCCACTCACCTTGCAGAGGGCAAGGAGGAGCCGGCGGAGGTGAAGCCCTTCCCTGGGGCGATTACGGTGTGCATCGGCTGCGGGCACATCATGGCGTTCGATGAGCGGCTGCAGCTGCGTGAACTGACCATGGAA